GAGCTGAGCCGTGGCGAGGTCGTGGAAGTACGAGTGGCCGGAGCCGCGGCCATAGACCTGCGGCTCGCTGGTGACGGTCGCGCCGCCGGTGCGCCTCTCGCCGGTCTGGCCGGCCTGCGCCCGGGACGCCGCAGCGGCCTGCTCGCGCCGCTCAGTCTCCTCGGCGTCACCGATCTGTGCCTTGAGCTCGTCCTCGCGGACGTTGATCCCGCGCAGCTCCTCGGTGCCCTTGGCCAGGTCAGCGGCCTCGTCGGTGGTCAGGTCACGGCCCGCAGTGCGCGCCTCGGCGATGACGCCGTCCAGCTTATTGCGCAGCGCGGCCCGGCGCTCGAGCAGCTCGGCGAGCTGCTTGCGGAGGAACTCCAGCACGGAGCACCCCTTTCGGGTTAGTGGAATGGGTCGCGCCTGCTCACGCGAGTGGTGCCGTCGAGTGGTGGCCCGGGCGTTCCCGGGCTCCGGCTCGTGGTCCGGCTTGTCAGGCAGGCTTCGGGGCGAGCACGTTGAGTTCGTGCTCGAACAGCTCCAGCGAGAAGCCGGGCTGTGGCTTGGGGGGTGCGAGCCGGCGGCCAAGCCGCTCGTACAGCTCGCGAGCGGCGCCTTCGTCCATCTGGTCGAGGTCCTGGCCGCGGAGTCCGACGTTGGTGTTCGGGTTCGCGCCGAAGTTCACCACCGAGACGTCACCGCGGTGCATGTCGACCTCGAGGATGTCCCGCTCGGAGTAGTCGTCGTTCCACTGGTTCTTGCCCTGCGGCACCCGGAACGCGAAGCTCATCTCGTCGACGGCGCGGTCCTCGATGGCCAGCATCATGTCCCGCACATCCGAGCGCGTGGTGTTGACGTCGGCGGCCATGTACAGGCCGGTCGAGTCTTCCGACAGGCGCAGCGTGCCGGCGCGGGTGTAGGCCATCGACAGGCCGCTCTGGTTCAGCAGCAGCTGCACGCCGGGCCGCTCGGAGAGCGTCTTGGTGAACGCGCCGGACCGGATGGTCTCGGTGTACGCGCCGAGCGCGTCCCACATCTCGTAGCCGCGCTCGACAACGCTGGCATAGCCCTCGACGGTGGCCCGGTCGCCGGCCTGAGCCCGCACCTCGAGCTGCACCGGGTAGTTGCGGCGCTCAACACCGGTCACGGTGGCACGGCTGGCCTTGCTGCTCATTGCCCGCTCCCGGGTTTGTCGGTCGGTCCGAGTGACGGTGCCGGCGCCGCCGTCGGGACGGGCTCGTCACCCCACGGCACGGGCGCCCAGTCCTCGTCATCGCGGACTTCGTTGATCGTTCGGGCCTCGGTGGACAGCTGCAGCTGGTAGACCTTCCACCGGTCTAGCACGGTCGGCTCCAACAGCGCGTTGCGGTTGAGCCGGGCGAACTGGCCGCGCGGCAGCATCGACGTCAGGACCCGCTCGACGCGGCGCAGCCACCGGTTCAGGGTGAACACAAGCAGGTGCTGGGTGCGGCCCTCGACCGTGGAATAGGTCAGGCTGTTGCCGGTCTCGTAGCCGAGCGTCTCGGCCATGCCTGGGCCGAAGATCCGCGCCACCTGCGCCTGCGAGAAGCCGGAGGTCTGCAGGAACTGCGACTCCTCCGGGTTGATCTGCACCTGCTTGTAGTCCCAGCCGGCATCCAGCACGACCGGCTCCCGCACGCCGCGCAGCGCGGCCATGAACCGGGACTTCGCGGTCTGCGCCTGGTCCTTAGTCAGGCCCCGGTCCGAGGTGAGGATCGCCGACGGGTGGGCGCCGTCCCGGAACCAGCTCAAGCCGTGCGAGGTGGTCGTCAGCGCCAGGCCGAGCGTCGCGGCCTGCTGCTGCACCGGCGACAGGCCCATCAGCCGGCCGGCCACGGTATGGAACCGGGTGTGCCACATGTTCGCCGCGGACGGCAACGGCTTGCCGTTGACCTGCCACACCGGGCGCCCGTTGTTGTCGTAGTGACCGATCGCCGCATCGGGGTGATACAGCTGAATTTGGGTCGGATACCCACCGTTCGGCGCCCGATCCGCGACGTTTCCGGTCGCATTTCCCCGCAGCAGCCACGACATCAGCAACTGTGCGATCCAGTCCTCCACGCCGTACCCGTCGCCGCCCGGATCGAGCAGGTACGAGGGCGTGGTGAGCGGCGTCTTGCTCGCGCCGGACCCGCGGAACACGTCGATCGGCAGCTCGGAGCCCAGCGAAGTGATCAGGTCGACCGACGACCACATCGCGACCGCCTGCAGGCTCATTTCGGCCTGCGCCATCGAGATGTCGGCGTACGAGCCGGTCGCCGAGTTCGGCGGGATCGGCGGCGTCGCGAAACTCGCCGTCAAGCCCTGGAAACGGCGCTCGCCGCCGGCCCGGGCGCGGAAGAAGACGCTCACAGCTGCTTGTCCAGGGCGATCAGGAACAGCCCAGCCGCGATGATGCCCGCCGGCCGGTACGCCTCATAGATGCCGCCCGACACCAGCAACGCGCCGGCCGCCCCGGGCACCGACCGCACCGCGGTACCGGCCCAGGCGGCCACCTTCAGCATGCCGGTCCGGGAGCGCACTGCAACCGCGCGCATCAGCGCCCCCTTACCAGATACCGAGCTCGTCCCGGTCGACCATGACCTTGTCGGCGAACGCCACCCAGGCGCCCAGCCCGTTCGTTGCCCCGCGCAGCGCTGCTACTTGCAACCGGTGGTCCCACGTGGTGCCTGAGCCGAGCGGCCGCGTCTCGGCGATCCGCACCGCACCGTCCAGGGCGCTGTCGGCGAGGTGGGCGAGTTTGCGCTGGGTCAGGTGGTCGATGAACATCCCGTACGCTGCGGCAACCTCGTGCGCCCACGGCACCACCACATCGCCGCGCTTCGGCTCGTCGCGGTCCTCGGCCGGCCGGAATCCGGCCCGCTCCATCTCCGGCCACAGGCTCGCGGTCGCGCCCTTGTCCTCGACCGCCCACAGCACCGGCGACCACTTCTCGCGCAGGTAGACCATCCGGTCGACGACCCACTCGGTGCCAGGCTCGTACGCCACCGTCGACAGCTGAATCCGGCCGTCGGCCTGGGCGCCGACCGCGACGATCGCGGTGTGCCGGCGGTCCGACTCGACCACCACAGCGAACACCAGCGCCGGCGGGNNGTTCGGGGTCGATAACGCCGGAGCCGGCCAGAATCCGCCGCGGCCAGATCCCGAGCCGCTCCCGGGCGAAGTCGGCCGGGTCGAGCGTGGCCCGCTCCCGGGCGATGAAGCTCTCCGAGATCCGGATTTCCTTCGCCGGGTTCGTCGCCGCCCACAGCGCCCGGTCGTCCAGGTCGACCGAGTCCAGGTCCTCGAGGTCGACGCCTTGCAGGCCCCAGTCGTACCAGCACAGCGTCGGGTCGCCGGCCAGCGCCCGGTCGCGCAGCGCGTACAGCTGGGCGCCGGACACGCCGTCCAGCGGCGGCGAGGACGTGTACCAGATCTGTGGGTTCGGCCGGGACGCCAACGTCGGGATGAGCGCGGCCATCTGCTCCGAGGTCAGCGCGTACGCCTCGTCCAGGATGACCAGGTCGGCGGAGAAGCCGCGGCCGGAGCCCTTGGTTCGGGCGACGAACCGCAGCCGGGCGCCGGAGCGCAGCTCGATGCCCTCCGAGCCGTTCGACCGGTGCACGGCCTTGACCTGCTTGCGCAGCTCGTCGACGTTGGTGAACAGGTCTTCGCAGCGGCGGAACGCCTCGAAGCTGGTCTTCGTCTCGTGCGCCGACCACATGATCAGGCGCTCGCCGAACAGGTTCAGGCCGGCCAGCACCCGCGCCTCGAGGACGGACCCCTTGCCGTTCTGCCTGCTGACGACTAGCCCGGTCTCGAAGGCGGCCCACTGCCCGGCCGCGGTCTCGCCGAGGCCGTCGGTCAGCAGGTCGCCCTGCCAGTCGTCGACGACCAGACCGGCCGCCGCCGCCAGCTCGATGGCCTCAACGCCGGCGGACGAGGCGTACGCCGGGACGTTACGAGCCTGTGGCAGCCGACTCCCCGGCAGCCGCGGCCTGGCGGCGACGGCGCTTCTCAGTGAGGTCGTCAAGCTTCGACTCCCCACGCTCGTCCGGTAGGCAGTCGATCTCCTTGAGCAGCTCGCGAAGCTCCTTGGCGAGCGTCGGCACGGTCCGGGCGTCCGGCGCCACCCCGCACTTGCACTTGCAGTACGTCCGGTGTCCGGCATCGCCGTCCAATTCAGCGATCAGCCGGTCCCGGAGGGCCTCAAGCAGCGCCCGACGGCTCGCGTGATCGGCCGAAGCGACCTTTTCGAGCACGTTTTGACCCTCCGTGATCGCATATGAACCGTCGGAGAGAGAAACGGGAGCGGCTTGGCGCGGGGTCGTCCGAGATTCCACCCAAAAAGCTCGTATCGGACATAGTGGCCTTACCATGCATGGGCAGGCGTGAATGCCTGCACCACCCCCACCGGGCGTGCCCCGCGCTCTTGGTTGCAGCAGCGTGGCTTGCCCGGCCTGGTGGG